CTTTATTGTCTACCGTTCCAGAAATATCGTAACTATCACAACCAAAAGCTCCCATGTGTTCATTACCTGGATATTTAACAGCTCCTTTTACTATAACATTATTCTGTAAATTAATAGGTGGAACCCAAGATATTTTAAATCTACCTTCTTTATTAGGAGAAAATATAACTCTACTATCTTGTATACCATTTTCCCATTGAAAATTACCAGCTGTAACCAACGGAGAAGTTAATAACATTTCTTCGTTGTAATCAACTTGTTGATATATTTTAGTTAAATTAAACAAAGAAGATTTTGTTTCATCTCTAAATGCGTGTTTTTCCGTGCGAGGAAATTGTCTATAAAACTCATTTAAAGCATCTTGATCTCCTTTTAATCCATCTACTTCGTTGTTCCAATAATCAACTACACCTAATTCTATTTCATACCCATCAGGGCCGATCGTTTTTTCTTTAGGTGTATCGAATACAGGTAATCCATAAGAATCAATGTATCCTTCGTAATTCCATTCCATAGGTATGAACAAAGAATAGAGTCCCGAACGAGTCTGTCCGTTGGCGTTTCGTTTTGTAACATCGGAATCATAATACAATTTTTTAAAATTATTACCTCCTTTATCTAATGCATTTGAAGTTGAACCCATCATGCATTTACCAACTATTCTACTACCTAATCGTAAGGTTGTCTTGGTGACACGCCAGTTATTGAGGATGTTATTGGGCTTTTCCCACTTCCCCGACTCATCATGGACGAGGAGTTTGAGCTTCTCCCCATCGTAGGAGTTGTCACCGGTATTCTTCCAGTCGATGGTGGTGTCCAATCCCTTGAGATCCTGTAAGGTTTCGTCGGCGGTGCTGGTAAGTTTACGTCTGGTAAATTTACTGGCTGGGACACGGTAGGCAAGCTCGGTCTTTGGACGGTCCATTCCGTCCTGGGTCGGCTTGAAAAAGAAGGGGTAATTAACGGATATGGGTACCACCTTATCTGTGAACATACTCTTCGCGTCAGGTCCAGACTTGGATAATATACCATACCTGGAGTCACTTGATATGGTTGCCAAGTTAACCACCTCTCCTGAGGCCATAAAAGAAAACCCGGACCTCCTATTCTTAAGGTAACACATCCCAAAGGATCGTGAATCTGCCTTACAAGCTTCCCAGAAAATAAAGAATAATCTATTTGATTCACGGAAATCTGGTTTCCCGACGTCAATCTTAGACCACTGCAAGTACATGTAATGAGTACCACTAATGTAAGTAGGAACGTCTTTGTTATAAAACCAAAAACCTTCTTCTCTACGAGTGAATTCATTATCGATGTAATCATACCATTTTTCTTTAAAATCTTGTGGGTACTGTTTAAAATCAAAAACAGTTTTTATTTTTTGTAATTCTTTAGGATAATCAAATCTATCCCAAGTATTACTTTTAAATTTATAAACATCTTTAGGTTTAGGTAAAGCTATTTTTAAATTTTGTATTTCATATATATCGCCTATAGTACCATCTTTACTTATAATTACTATATCAAATTCTTTATTATAACCATATTCCCATTTTTTAGACTTATTATATTTTTTAATAGTCTTAGGGTTTATATGATCATTTACTATTTTGTATAAAGTTTGCTGATACATTATTTAGACCTCCCTTCTGCAAAACCTTTAAAAGTATCTTTTTTAGTTTCTTTTTTAGGCTTATCCTCTAACATATCTTTTTCTTCTTGTATACGATTAAGTATTTCAAAAGCATCAAATATAGCAAGCTTTTTAGTTGCCGCTGCATTTTTTAATCTGTCAGCTGATATATCATCATCTGAATCAACAATAGGTTCTTTAGCTACCTTTATTAATTCTTCCACCGCTTTTTGCCCAGCGTGGATTATATTCAACTTCGTCTCCTTTGTATTCATACTTAGCAAAGATGTTTTTAGATTTCATACAATATAAAAGTTCTTCATCAATTAAAAACCTCCATTCACGTTTAGGTGGATAACCAACTAAATCACCGGTGTTTACGCCTTTTTTAGCTAATTGTTTATTGTTGTATTTTATTACACCAGTTAAATATTTGTCTTTAATTGGTTTTATAAAACAATAATCACCAAACGTTTTCCAATTACCATCATTTGTATATAAGTATATTTGATCAGGCGCAGCAAAATACAAGTCTTCATTAAAGTAAGAAGCTGAATTACGCTCATCACCTTGTTGATCGTACCATCTTCTAAATATATTATGATGCACTATAACTATATCACCTACTTTAATATCTGTATCGTAAGCTGTAGGCGTTGCTATTACTTTAGCAAATCTACTTATAAATTCAAACTCTTCTATTGAAGTGTTTATAATTAATTTTTTATCACCAATTTTAATTTCATTTTCATATCTATTATTAAGAGGTGATATAATAAAATTTTGAATACTTCTCATTAATATTCTAAATCATATTCGACAGATATAGCCATGTTAGAATTAAACTTCTTCCATGGCAATACCTCATCGTTTTTCTTTATATAAATATTATAAGAACTATCAGATTCATCAAGCATTATACAATGTATTTCATGTCCTCCATAAACTTGCTGACCTATAGAATAATGCATCGCATCATTTTTATAATCAGCGCCAATACTGATTTTTCTTATATTAGAATCCATTAGTCTACTTTTTTAAGAGTTTCTTCTGGAATCTCTTCATAAGTACCATCAGCTAAGTTAATACTTACTTTACCATATTCTTTTTCTAACTCAACTTTTAACTCGTCCATTGCTTTTCTAATTGCTGGAACTTGAGTTAATAAATCTTGTTTTTGTGCTTCAATAGCGCCAACTTGATTTATAACTTGAGCCATTTGGTTTTGGTTTTCTTGAATCTTTTTTAAATCTTCTTCTTTAACTTTTTTAATTTCTTCACTCATAATTTAATTTTTATTTAATTTTAATAATTGTTTACTTAATTATAGTCACTTATTTTATTAGTATTTTACTTTTTAAATATACTAGTTTCTTTTTCTGTCGTGCGTCCTCCGAAATAGGCTAATACAACGGCCATCATAACATTCTCAAAAGTAGAGTTCCAATTATCATGTATTGTAAAAGGTATACTTTCTACGCTATCTAATATTCCAGCAAATGAAAATATAACAATACACCATATTAAAACTAATGGTCTTACGTTTTTAGACATCCAAGAATCAGACATTGAGTCTGCTTTCCATCTTGAAGTAATGGCCTCTATTTCTTTATTCTGTTGATCAAATATTAATTGTTGAAGTTTAATTTTATCTTCAACTGGCGCAGGAGATTTTGTAATTTCAGCTATAGCTTCTTGAGGAGATGTTACTCCTTTTAATACATTAGCTAAAGTTGGGTTTACAACTGACGCTGCTCCAAATAATAATTTACCAACTGTTGTGTCTTTAAATTCTTTTTTGTTTTGCATAAGCTTCTTTTTCCCAAGGTAAATTTTTATCACCTTCTTTCATTTTAGATCTTGGATATTTTTTACCACACCAATAAACATATTTATCATCATAAGACAAATCACCGCGTTTTATTTGATCTACATGAACCATCTCATGACTAACAGTCTGGGACTCTACGTCAGTAGGTAAATGCCTATTTATAACAATTGCCCCTGTGTTTAAAGTAACACCGTGAACAGCACCATCTTTAAAATCAACTTTATATATCGGCGTGTTATCAATATGATATGGTGGGTTTATTTTAAAAGCCATTATCTCTTATAGCTACATCCTTTTTTCTTAGCGCCTTCTCTAATCATAGCAAAATCATTAGCATCTACATCACCATCGCCATCTCCCATTGCATCAATTTTTTCGCCGCCTTTATTTAATTTTTTAGCTGCAGCTCTATTATCGACTGGCATATATGTTTCTAGGTTTCTAACTTTTCCATAAACTTTACTTAGTGGATGTATATTACCCGGAAGCATCATAGCAGCTGCTTTATCAGCTTCGCTACTATAAGACATTACAGCTTTATTTTTCTCGCCATAACTTTTAGCAGCATGCTTTTTGTCATCATAAGCGTGTAATGATTTGTCAGCTCTGTGCAATTGTTTTTTTGCATCGTAAATTAATTCTCTGTCGTGAATCATTGTGTATCTTGGGTGATTACCCGTGTATCCATGTCCCATTGTTTTAGTTTTAAATTATTATTATTTTTATGGTAATGCGGTAGATGTTAAACTACCTCCATTAGCCACTGTTATTCTATATCTTGTTCCATCAGGTGATTTTAATATTATACCTTTAGTATTTAAAGTAACTTCAACATCACCACTAGCAACTGTAAGTTTTGCGCTAGGACTAGTAGTTCCAATACCTACGTTGCCATTGTCTGCTAAAGTTGCTAGATCTACACCGCTATTATTTTTAAAAAAAATACTACCACCAGATGTTGCTGAAGTAACGTTATTTACAATACAAGCATTACCTACAAAACTTGTAGTAGTACGTATAAGACCTACAACATCTAAAGGCACACCAGGACTAGTAGTTCCTATTCCAACCTCACCGGTTTGCTTAATATTTACTAAAGAAGTACCATTATCTGAAATTCTAAAGTTTCTACCACTATAACTACCAAAGGTGTTTAAATCTATATATAAAGAACCGCCTGATTTTAAAGAAGAAATTGTGCTATTATTTATAAGAATATCACCAGAATTAACTTGAAGTTTTTCTGTAGGATTATTAGTTCCAATACCTACGTTGCCACCATTGAAATATGTAGTTCCCCCAGATGCAATTTGTACGCCTTTTGTAGTGCCATCAGAACTATACATATCTAAAATTGATGCATTTCCTGTACCACCTATATAAAAATCAAATCTTTTTTCACCATTAGATGCTTTAAACCTTACATTTCTGTCTATATCATTATTACCTGTACTACCACCTCTGACGTCTAACATAGCTGTCGGCGAAGTAGTGCCTATTCCAATAGCGCCTCCGTTAAAATAAGAATTTCCATTACCAGTTATATAATTAGTAACTGTACCACCTGTTCCTCTTACTAATACTAAACCGTGCCCATTTGCGTCATTACCTATATTAACTGTTCTTACCCCAGATGCATTTTCAGATCTAAAAGTATCTCTCCCATTAGCTAAGTTTCTTACAGCAATAACTCCGGAACTACTGTCTCCAGTCACATCTAATTTATAAGCAGGCGATGAAGTTCCTATTCCAACGCTACCCGCACTAGAAGATGTTAATAATACATTAGCTCCGGTAGTACCTAATTGCGATATACCACTAGAAATAAAACTCCCTTCTACATGTAGTTTAGCAGATGGACTAGCAGTTCCAATACCTACATTTTCAGATGAAGTTACTGAAAGTACATTAGATCCATTACTTCTAATTTGTAATTTTGATGAGTTGCTTGCTGCAATTCTCCATCTATCTCCAGGTGCGTCATTATC